CAAGGAACTCTGGGGGTCGCTCGTCCCTGCCATTCCGCTCCAGCCCGGTACAGCGATCATCAATGAGTCGGCTCCTTTTGGATATGGTGAAGGACGTGAAGCCTTTCGAGCAGCTTGCGACGCTGCGCGAAGTGGAAAGTCGATTGAGAAGTTCGTCGGCATTTATTGGTGGATGTGTCCGGAATACGTCCTTTCCCTAGATAAGTCCGACACCATCAATGGTCGGTTCCTTACGACTGCTACTGAACGCCGACTCATTGCCAACGTCAAGCGCGTCTCGAAAACGGAACTCGGCAAAGAAATCACGCTGACCAATGAGCAGCTAAAATACCGGCGCTACCGGATTCAGCAGCTTGCTCCCGGTGATGACGCTATCGGCACGATTCTTTTCCAGCAGCAATTTCCGTCCGATTACGACGAAGGTTGGGTTCAATTTATGAATCTGGTCTTTCCGACGCATCTGACTGAAAAGATGCGCCGCCTCCATGAGCGCCCACCAATCCGCCGCTGCGATATTCTGGGCGATGAAGTGATCGATCGTCCGGGCGCCGCACCGCTCTGGATTTGGGAAAACCCGGAACCGGGAGAGACCTACGATATCGGTGTAGATACCGCCGCTGGCACGGGGGGTAACTTCTCCGCCTTCCAGGTATTCAAGAGGAGCAACAATGAGCAAGTGGCTGAATACCACTCGAATCAGATTGGCCCGCTGGATTATGCCAAAGTCGTGTATTCTGTTGGACTTTTCTACAACACCGGCCACGTTATTGTCGAAGTGGAAGGAATTGGATACGCCGTCAACGAAGCCCTTAATCAAATGGGATATCCAAATATCTATCGCTGGCGGAAGCGTGACCATGCCGGTGGTGGAATACTGTCTCCTCTTACCGGATGGAAGACACAGTACGATACCAAACGGCTCCTTGTTGCAGTTGCGCAAGACGTTGTTAGTCACGATGAAGTGATCATTCACTCCTCACGCCTCTACAACGAGATGCGCTATTTCTGTCAGGACTTCAGCGACAGCGGCAACGAAGTATTCTATGCCTCGGAAGGCGACGACGACCTTGCGATGGCCTTTATGATTACCGAAGTCGGGATGCGCGATGAGAAGTTCATCGAATTCCCGATGGAGAAGGGTGCGCAGCTTAGCCGTCCCGATACGCTGTCGGAGCGCAACAGGCGAATGGCGGATGCACTAGAGCATCAATCTGCGTTTAATGATAATCCTGAACGAGAGCACGTTGCCGGTTCAGGTTGGGAACGAGCGAGTGAAGACCCGTTCGATAAACTGGCGCGCGCAATGAAAGGTGAAGATTACTGATGCCTAATATCGACTTGAAAAAACTCCCGTCTGCGGCAGAGCCGGTTCCGGCCGGTACCGAGATTCAACCGCCCGCTCCCGCCCTCGAAGCCGAGATGGCGATGCGTACCAAAGCCTCGGAAGCTCAGGCCCGTGCCGCCATGCGGACGCAGACACAGCGCATTCCGCCGCCGTTGGTCGCTAAGTCCAATGCTACGCCGCCCGCGCCAGTAGAAGCCCCGACAGGCGCCGAACTGGAAAGCATCAAGGCTCGCCTACGAGAACGCTCGAATCCATCCACTGGCGAGTTCAAGGTCGATCCGCCACTCAGCGCCGCTTGCAATCTGATTTATGATAAAGTCTGCTCCATGTCGGGCGAATGGAGCCAGAAACTCGATGCTATGAAAGTCGAGCGCGGCCTGCGCAAAGACCAGATCGTGTGCGCGCTGGTCGCCAATTCGCTCGACCTCAACATGCACATGACAATCCCCGCCGACCATGCCTATTTCACCGAGGCGCACAAGCCGGGGGGCACGAACTTTACCTGTGTTATTTGCGACCAGCCGCAGAGCCGCGCGTATGCTGGACAGCCGCCGCTTTGCGTCAGCGCGGATAATCGATGCGCTACCAAGTTCTATGCGCTGAGCAAAGAAGATCAGAAGGAGTTGCTGGAAGCGGCAGCGTGATTTAGATGGCAGCGGCACTCGAATCGATAATCGGACGGGGCTACCAATCGCGGGCTGACCTGCCCGCAGGGGCTGAAAAATCCCTGCTTTCGTGGCTCGACAAAATCGATCGCGAAGGCCAGCAATGGCGCGATGCGCAGGACATGGATCACTGGCAGTCCTACATCAACCAGTACCACGGCCAGCGTATGCTCCAGCGCGCCCCGAAATTCCATGCCAATGTCATCCGCCCGGTAATCGACCGCCGCAATGCTCTACTCACCGAGAACAAGCCTCAGTGTAAAATCCTGCCGTGGCGCGACGGACTCCAGCAGGCCAGTGAAATCCTTGAAAAGCTCTTTGACGCCGAGTGGCACGCCACCGATATGCAGATGCAGATCGAGGACGTAGCGCAGATTGGCTCGGTACTCGGCTCCGCCGGTCTGGATACGCCGTGGAATCCCGGCGGCCGTTTCGGTGATGGCAGCTTCGATCCGGTCGTGCTCGATCCGCGCCAAGTCGGTATCGATCCTTACGTGCGCAAGAGCCGCAACATCGACAAAGCGATGTATGTCTGGGTAGAGACCGTCCGTAATCTCTGGGACATCCAGCGCGAGTACCCCGGTCGCGGGATGCTGGTCAAGGCGGATCGTTCAGTCTCGTCGATCAATACCGGCGCAATTCAGACCAATGCGAATAACTCGGTAGTTCAGCAAATCAACCAGTCATTTCAATCGCGCATGAAGCGGCTGGAAGATGGGCCGATCCCGCGCAAAATCTGCCGCGAATACTGGTTGCGCGATCCCGAAGCGAGAGGCAACGGTGCGCTCAAATTTCCGCTTGGCCGCAACATCGAGCGCGGAGGAGATGTAATCCTCGATGACAAGGAAAACCCATACTGGGACGGCGGATGGCCTATCATCTGGTACGACGGTAAGGCTGATATTGACAGCCCCTGGGGGCGAAGCGAAGTCGCCGCCCTTCAGTATATCGCCGGCGCAATTAGCCGAATGGGAAACCTTTTTGTCGAAAATTCCATACTGGGTGGCAACCTCGTTATCATTACAGATGCAGACGCCATTACAAACGAAACCCGGAACAAGCTCACTAATGCCGCTGGCCTCATCATCCCGAAGAAATTCGGACGCAATCTGACCTATCAGCCGCCGCCGCCGATGCCGCCGCACATGCTCCAGTTCATTACGTGGGCGCTCGGCCTCATCGACTATCTGGTAGGCCTGAAAGACGGCCAGCTTGAGGGCAAGGGCCGCGTTGAACTCCGTTCCGGTACGCAGCTCGAAGGACTCCAGAACGCCGCTCAGGTGCTCATTCGGGCGAGCGCGCGGCGGTTGGAATCGTTCCTCGAACGCTTCGGGAACAAATGGATCAGTCGCGTGTTCCAGTTCTACACCGGCAAGCGCCTGATGTACTACCTCGGCGAGAAGAACGACTATCAGCAATGGACGTTCAACTACTCGCAACTTCAGGACGTGTTCCTGAAAATGATGCGCGACGAGGGTCAGGACGTTTCCAAGCAGGATGCGTTGCGCGATGCGATGCGGTCGGCGTGGAAACAGTTCGCTTTCAAGATTTCCCCGTTTTCGTCGCTCGCCGCGAACAAGATTGCGCGCGGACAGATGCTCATGCAGTTGGCCGAAATGGGCATGATGCCCGCCAGCCAAGTGATGACAGAACTCGGCTTCGACAACGCGAAGGAACTGCGGTCTATGGCGCAGCAAGAGGCAATGCAGTTCGGGCCGCTCACTCCGCCGAGTAAGAAGGGGGGCAAGAAGTGAGGCTCTATCAGGTTTACAAGGGCGTTAAGCGCATGGGACTGGTATGGGCGGTAACGCCGGAGCAAGCCCAGAAATATGCCGCCGATCAGTATGGCACAGACGGCCACGCAGAATTGGTGCCGCAGGTATGACCTTCCAAGTTCACACGCCGCCGAGCCGCAAGAGCATTGAGAAGCGCCGTGAAAAGGTGTTCGAGCAGTTGCTTGACCAGATTATCGAAAAGGCTGAGCGCGAGAAGGCCAAGTTGAACGGCGTCGAGAATCGCATGGCGCTGGAGAGAAGCGAGATTCGCGAACTGGCTGAAAAGACACGCGCTCACCTTGAGAAAATCGGCTGGTTCAAAGAAGGAGCTGGAATCCGATGAATCCAATGCAACCAGAGGTCGCGCCGCAAACTGCGGGCCTCGATGGACTAGGTAAACTGATCCCGCAATTGATGCCATTTCTTGCCGGGATCGGATTTCCGACGTTGATGCACAATGTCGAGAAGATGCACAAACTGATGACCGGGGGCGGCGCCAGCGCCAAGAAAGGTCAACAACCGGCTGGTCCAGCGATGGGTGCAGTTCCGGGGCCTGCGGCTCAGCCGCCTGCCGGTCCCCCTACGACGGGCATGGACCCGCAGAAGATGCAGCTCATTATGCAAATCATGCAGGCGCGAGGCATGGCGTGAGAAATCGCCGTGGTCCA